TGCAGTCATGAGCAACAACTACTCGATGGAATACGGGTATCAATCGCTGATTTACCCGTCGCGCATGTTCAAGACTCTCGAGGATGCGGAGGCGTTCGATGCTGTGGAATCCCGCTCAATTATCACGGGGGTTCTTTTCACTCCAGACCGCATAAAACGAATTACGCTCGCGTTGGAACTCACCGGCGACGAAGAAGATTACCGTGTGGTTCTCGCCGCCTTGCGGTGGACCGTGAACGCATCCGACGCCGCTGAGAGAGATAAGCGCATCGCTGAATATGAGAAGAAGGGAGATCAGTCATGAGCGCCAAAGACGTCGCCGATAATCGTGGACTTTACACGGACGAACACGCCAAACTGATAATGGCGAACTCAATCGGCAAGCCCTATCGACCGTCGAATGGGTCGGAAGGCGAGATGTTTTATGGAAGTTATTGCGACAGCTGCAAGCGAGCTGTCGGGTGCCCGATTGTCTGCATGGCGATGGCGGTCGATATCGACGACGAGGGCTATCCGAAGGAATGGGTTTACGGCGACGACGGTCAGCCGACTTGCACGGCGTTTGAGGAGAAGTGAGATGACGAAGATTCCAGACGCGATGATTGAGCGGGCCGCGAAGGCCGTTCTTGGACACAATACGAGCCGAAACAGCGGAAAAACCCGCTACTAACCTTGGAGATGAACATGAAAACGACGCTTATCCTCTTAGCCTTGATCGCCCCGAGCAGCGCCTTCGCGGACGTGACCTGCAACCAAGCTGGGTCGTTCACTTACTGCAACGACTCCGATTATGGCGCGCGCTCGACCACTAACCGCGTCGGAAGTTTCAGCTATACAGACGAAACTTCCGACGATGGACAAATGCACCATACCGTCTGCAACAAAGTCGGCCAGTTCACCTATTGCAATTGAGGGCAGGGCGATGAAAGTCACAGATGCAATGGTCGAGGCGGCGCTGGACAAAGCGAAGGTCTCGCCCAGTTTCCTCGACCGGAAACCCAGGATGCGATTAATTATTGAGGCGGCTATCGGCGCTTGGGTAAAACCAAAGCGGGCCGAGTCCGCGAGGGCTAGGTGGGACGCTATGACGCCAGAGCAGCGCAAGCAGCATACGGCTCCGGCGCGTAAAGCGCGCGTTGAAAAGCTAGGGTATTGACAATCCGGCTCCATGCCGACAAGGCAGCGTGGTTCGCCATCGACGGGCGAACTGCGCCTCCACCTAACCCCCTCCCTCCGACATGACTACTAACCACTCACAAGCATAGGAGATTACGACGATGACTAGAGATCAACTTGCTGAGATGCTTGATCTTCGGGAATATGGGTTAGAAATGACGCGGGCCGAAGCCTCGCAAGCCGCGAAAGATGGACTAATTGTCGCATTCGGAGGTAGCGATGATTTGCTCAAATTCCGTGGAGTTATCGAAGACGAGATCGGGACATATAACGGGATAAGGGTCCACCTTGCCCGTTTTGGAGAATGTTTGGAACCAATTAATGGAGTTGAAACACCCACATGGATTGAATCTGAATGGCGTCCAGAAGATTGCACGCCTGACTTATCGTGTATAATTCACACGAATTTGCCATGCGCGACGTTCCTAATTTTGGATCACGGCAAGCCATTCTGCCGTGGCGTGGTGATAGACCAGAGATCAATCGGCGCGATGGTTCCGACAATATCATCCGCTGAATGGTCGGCCGTAAAAGCTATCCTTACCGAGGATGATGATGACAAATTACGAACAGCCCTTGTTGCGGCGGCGATGACCCGCGCCCAATCGGACCTGTGACCAAACGAAGGGAATTACGACGATGAGCGTGGATTTCAGCAAGAGGACGAAGGGGACGCTTCGATCCGACCGGTCAAAATATCCAACCGACCTTGAATATGATTATGCGATGTCGGTTACGGTTGACGGCGAACCTCATGTAATCGCCGAATTCTTTGGGCGTTCCGCGGCTCGGACTGTTCACAATGCGGAGGCAAACTGTGCTTTCGCAATTCACGCCTGGAACTGCCATGACGCGCTTGTGGATGCAGTTGAGGCGCTTCTAGCCATGAAAGACACGGCAAAGCCAACAAAATTGGTTGCCGCGCTTACGTGGCGCCAGAACGACGAACTTGCGGAAGCCAAAGCCCGCGCCATCATCGCCAAAGCCAAGGGAGAAACACCATGCGCCTGAATTTCCTCACCCACGACGAGAACATAGCGTTCTGGGGAATGACCATCGGCTTGCTCGCGGGCGTCGCGCTTGATCAGGCCATCAACTGGACGAGGTGGATATGAACACTGTGACCGATGTGGAGCAACCGTAATGAGCACGAAAATCTATTTAACCCTCATGGGTTTCGAATTCATCGGCGAGGTCGATTACCACGTGACCAGTTGGGGAAGCTGCGACTCTTGGGAAGAGCCCGGCGATCCAATCGAAGTCGAGATCGAAAGCATCGTTGTTTTCCGCGACGAAGGCAAGAGCGTCGTCACGCCACAGCATGAGGTGACTGGCGCGTGGTTCAACGTGTTGGAGCTAGCCACTTACGAAGCTGCTTGTTTGCAGGCAGAAGAGTATGGACCGGACGATGACGGCGACTATGAATACGAGCGGCGGCGCGATGAAAGGATGGGCCTATGACCGATCCCCACGCCGACGCATCCGAGGCGCTGCAAACACGCTTGCGGGAGAAAACAATTCCCAAGCTCCGCGAGATCATCTCGGGGGAATGGAGCGATACTATCACGCGCACGCTGGCGCGGCAGGAGTTGGAAAGCCGGCTGAGGTTCCAAGCCGCGGCAAAGGCTGCACAGAGAGGAAATGCAAATGGCAATCTATGAAGTTGGTGGTTCTCTCACGATCAAAGCGATTGTTGTCTCATATGAGGATGACAGCCCGCTTATCGAGGCTTCTATTTTTCTTTGCGACCAAACTGGTAGCAGCGGAGGTAAAACGTCTGTCTTTGTTCCCGTCGACCAAATTGCGCTCTATCAGCCCGCAACGCTAGCCCAGCGGCTCGCGGGCCTGACGGTCGAGCAGATCGAGGCCGCGCTGGCCCGCAAGGACTCGGGCCTGGCCGAAGCGTTCGAGGCCGCCGGCACTCAGATCGCCAAGTCACGGCGCGACTCTGGCGACTTTAAGCGACGGCCCAAGGGAACACCAACCGGCGATGCGGGCGCAACATCGCCACCGCAGCATGAAAAAACCAAAGATGAACGAGATGCGGAATCTACGAGATCATCGTGGGCTGCCTTTATTCAGGCAGTGGATGCAGCCGATTCTTCGGCTCCATAGCCATTTTAGCATGTCGGAGTAATTTGGGCGGACAGGTCTCGCGTCCCGTCTAAAACGGAAGGCCCGCATGGATCGCTCCTGTGCGGGCCTTTTTAGCTTGACGACGCCACAAATGCGAAGAGCCCAACCCCGGCCAGGGTCAGGCTCTCCAAGTTTTGTGATTACAGTCTTTCGCCCAAGGAGCGGAAGCTGTGCAAATGTTTTTTTTAGGAATCAAACATTGCCACAACAGCCCCTCCGTTGTCAAGGCCAATGGAAGGATGACTTGATGGCACACGCTCGTATCTCTCGCGCAGCATGAAAACCTTGCCATTAAGTTCGTCGAGGAATTTCTTCACTTCCGCTTCAAGTTCCGCGATCATTTTCCAGTCGCGTTGAACCCGAAAAACGAACAGCCGCATTGATTCCGGCAAGCGCGGATCGAACGAAACGAAGTCGCAAAAGTCAGTCGCCGTGCAGGCCATTTGCCATTGCATTTGCGTGATGTATTTTCCGGGGACCGATTTGCCGATCAGCGTGTCGATATGCGTCGACGTGTTGGGGCATTTTATCTCGACGAGTCCCGCGTGTCCTTTCACAATCCCATCAGGGCTCGCCCCAGTCTTCGGAATCGTCGGATGATTGACGAAGGCGACCTGTTCAACCTCAAAGTCGTGATAAAACTCATAGGCGCGGCGGGCGTCAGCCTCGTGGTCGATTCCCCACTGCATCGCAGCATTGGTAAACCTCTCTCCGGGGACGCCAGTCAGGCGCTCCGCGATCAACTCGGCCATGTAGTTCTCCCGCGACGTGCTTGGGCCGCTCTTGGTCTTCGCAACCACGTCCGCGACGCGCGAGGCCGTTACCTTGCCGAGCCGGAGTTGTCTCCAGGCGTCGCTTCCCTGTTTGATCTCGCTCATTTCGCCACCTTCGCCTCTAGCGCCTTCACAGCGCGGTCAAAGTCCTTCGCCGGGAGGTCGAAGACATTTGGAATTCGGAAATAATCGAGAAACGTCTTTTCAGCCGTCGGCTTGTCGATCCGTTTGATTAGATCGAGGATCGTCGCGACGTGTTCGCTGTCGATCACAGCCGGCTCGCCCGCTTTCTTTCCATCGTCGTCGGCGTCCTGTGGCGCGTGCGAGACAATTGGAAGCACAGCCAATAAGGCATATCGCTTCCCATATTTCATCGACGACCCGACGCTCTGAACATTATTCTTAGACCCTGATGAATCCTGCATTAACGGCGGGGTTTCAGCGTCCTCTGAATGACCTTTTTGATGCGTCAGAATCGCGATTGTCTTAATGCGATAACTGTCGCCAGTAGGAACGGTTTCATGCTTGAACCGAACCGCAAACCCGAACTCAGACAACACGGGACTTATTCCCTCAAGAATGTCGTCTATCGTCGCGTAAGGCGTGTTCTGGATTGGTTTGGCTCCAGGAGGATACTCGCCATTATTTTTTGCGGCATAATCCCTGTCTGACTTGCTATAAACCGTAATCCCTCCATTACGATCAATGGAGGGAAGTCGAGGAACCATTTCAGAGAACGCCTCATCGAATGCAATCTTCGCCTGCCTTTCTAGGAAGCGCTCGCGCATGTCCATGATCTTCATCATCTTGTCAACGTCCACGGCCGGGTTCAGAGCCGCGCGCTCGATCATCGCCAATAATGCAGTCGTCTCGCTGATCGGCGCCGGCGGCGTTTCGATCCGCTCGGCGATCTCAGTGGACGTTTTTTCGTTCTCAGACATTGGCCGCTTCCTTTAGAGTTTCGATAAATTCCGGGTAGTTCTCGAACGAATCCCGCAAATGCGCGTCGCGCTTGAAATGCGGACGATCCTTCCAAAGCAGCAATATCATCGCGCCATAAGGCAGGCGAAACACGCAAATGAACCGCGCGATGTAGCCAATGGCGAGGATGGACTTGTCGTCGGCGGCGAGCGCCGCTGCGAACAGGTCGGCGCTGATGACTGCGCAAAGGAATCTTCCCGGAACGATCCCGTGCACGATCCAGCGCGCCAGTCCCGGCCGCAAATGCTCAGGTATTGCTTCCCACAAGGCGGTTGGTGTGTTCGTAACCATTTTCATCCCCCCGAAATGACGCACTCGCCGTCATGGCCGAACATTTTCGCGAGCCGCAAGGATGAGTTGAATATCTGGCCTTGAAGCAGAACCGCGTCGTCGGGAATGTTGTCGCCAAAGTTAGACGAAATAATCCTTGTTATCGTTAGTTGCAACGATAACATACAAACCAACGAGGCATCGCCAACGAATTTTACTTCAATCGATCCACTTCGCTCGTAGACGACCATCGCAAATTTATGGAATTCATTGTCATCAGTGGAGTTGTTCATCACTCCCCCCCCCCTTTCGCGGCCAACACCGCCGCTTCGTTCGACTCCACGCCGAGCTTGCTGCGGATCAAGCCAAAGCGATCCGAGATCGAAGCGCGCTTGAGCCCGAGCGCCTTGCAGACGCCTTCGTAGCTCCCATGGACCGCGTAAACTTCGAGAAGATCGCGCTCCCGTGGCGTTAGAGCGGCAAGGTCGCGGAACTTATAGCGCGTGTCCGCCGGGAATTTTAGATCAACAATGGGCATGTGTTTTCTCCGTTGCACGATGCAATATTGCTTGATTTAGAAAACATTGCAAGTTAAAAGTGGGTGGCAATGAAAATTTGATGGATGACGGTAGGAATGGCGCAGAACACAAGCCACGCGGTCATGGCGCAGCGCAAGGAAGCGCACGACTCGCTTGATTTTTTCCCTACGCCGGCTTGGGGCACGCGGGCGCTTTGCGAATGGTTGAAGGCGCGTACTATGGGGTTTCATCGGGCGCGCGTCCATGAGCCGGCCTGCGGCGAAGGCCACATGGTTCGCCCATTGCGGGAGTATGTCTCGCAGGTCGCGGCGTCCGATTGTCGAGACTATGGCTTCCCAGACGCGATTGTTCACGATTTCCTATTTGGCGTCGCGACCGACGCGGATTGGATTATCACGAATCCACCTTTTCGGCTCGCCGAGCAATTCGCAACGAAGGCGCTTGAGATCGCCGAAGATGGCGTTGCATTACTCGTCCGCACAGCCTTTCTCGAAAGCGCAACGCGATATAATGATCTGTTCTCACAGACGCCGCCGACTGAAATTTTGCAGTTCGTCGAGCGACTGCCCATGCACAAGGGTCGCGTCGATGAGCATGGATCGACTGCAACCGCCTATTGCTGGTTAGTTTTTCGCAAAGATTTTATGTGGAAAAAAGAAACGCAATTCCATTGGCTCGCGCCCTGCCGCAAGCGCCTCGAACGCGACGGAGATTACGCATGATCTACCAAACCCTAAACGACCTCCCCGGCCGCCCTGTCGGCGCGCCGCGGATCGTCGATCAAGACCTCGCGCGCGACCTCGCCGCCCTTGGTTGCCGTATCACTGACATCGCCGCCTACTTCGGCGTGACGCAGGGGCGAATCAGCCAGATTATCGGCGTGCGGCCCGCGCCGAGCGTCGCGGAGGCGCTGGCTGTGATCGAGGCGGGCGAGCGGAAATGCGAGGGATGCGCCGCGCTGCGGATGGTAAGACGTTAAATGAGCAGGATAAAAGTGAAACAGCAGGAACTCTCCCAACGCAGGCAGCTAATGCAGCCTCGGCTCGTCCCTTGCCACTATTGCGGGCAGAAGACGTTTGGCGAGAATGATCCGTTGCCCATTAACGATATCAGAAAAAGGTCCGTAGATCATAAAATCCCGAAATCAATAGGAGGGTCAAACGACATTGAAAACTATGTTGTTTCATGCGTTCGCTGCAATCAGGCGAAGGCTGATATGCCATATGAAATTTTTATAGCGTTTTGTGATCACGCCTTCCCCGAGAATATTGGGAAAGGCAAATGCTCTATAAGAGAAATATTCTGGGAGTGGGTGGCTTGCAACATGCGGATTGAACCGCCTTGACATCTTGCGTCTCGCCGCTCCCGCTCTTATGATGTTTCGAAAATAAAACGGCGGCGATGGATTCAAGTTTGACAGACATGAAAAAGTTCGATTTCCGATCAATCCCGCGAGGCGTTGACGACAACCTGTCCGAGGCGCTCGCCTCCTACATCGACGTGTTCCGATCGATCACCGGGATTTCTGACCGAACTATCTCGTGCGAATCTGGTGGAACAAGCGCGTTTCTGTCGGAATGGCGGCGCGGCAATAATAAGCTTACCATCAATCAATATCAGCGGATCGTCGCCTACATGGACCGGACGCTGATGGAAAAGTCAGGCGTCGAGTTCGACAAGCTCTGGAGGTGGATTAACAGAAGACTGAGCGCTATGTCAGACGAGCAGTTGAACCGGAAAGTAAAGAAATGACCGAATGCTATTGCGATTACGATGCACCAAAGGTCTATCGTGCTACCATTCGGCGCGCTCGCAAAGAACATACCTGCGAAGAATGTGGGAGAAAGATTAACCCGAAAGAAAAATATGAGCACGTCTTTGGCGTGTGGGAGTATGTCGGTAATTTTAAGACGTGTGACCGATGCACGACGCTTCGGCAATGGGTGAAAAATAACATCCCATGTTTCTGTTGGGCGCATGGCAACATGATCGACGACGCGGAAGAAGCAGTCAAGGAAGCGACGTGGCGCGCTGGTGATGAGGTGAATGGTCTTTGGTTTGGGTTCCTCCGAAAGAAATATTCGTGCGTTCGGTTGACGCGATGACCCGCGCGCGCGACGGCTCCCCGATCATCATCACCATTCCGGGCGAAGCGGTTGCCTTTGCCCGGAGCGGAGCCAACGGCGTCCAACGCTTTACGCCAAAACGCCAGCGTGATTTTATGGCGTTGGTGAAGCTCGCCGCCTATCAGGCCATGCGTGGCGCGGAACCTCTTGCGGGGGCCGTGGAGATGCAAATTCGCGCCGTCTACACCATCCCAGCATCGTGGTCGAAAAAACGGGATGGCGAAGCGCGCTGGCGCACGGCGAGGCCGGATGTAGACAATATCGCCAAGCTAGCGGCGGATTCGATGAATGGGATCGTTTACGGCGACGACGCGCAAGTTGCCAGCCTGACAGCCCAGAAGGTTTACGGGTTGAGAGCCGAGGTGATCATCACCGTCGCCTGCCTTGACGGCAATTCCGAAGGGGATTAGGAAGGAAGGGCGGCGGGGAGCGTGGGGACGCTCTACCCGCCAGTGTCACAACGCCTGGGAAAGGGCGCAACGTCATGACTGAGAAATCTAATACCATAAATTCGCGTGAAGCGCAATACGCCGCAGCGAATAATATCTATTTCACTCCGCATCTTCGTGGGCGACTCTACAAGCCATCAAATGATACCTCCGTTACGTGGGACGAGACGATATGAGCCCATCAGATATCTCACGGGCGATGGCCGATCTTGGATATTCAGAGGCTCAAACTCTCGCTCTCATCTGTAAGCTGGACGAGCTTCGCAAAACGGCTTCCCGCGATGCAAGTGCCGAAAGACAAAGGAAATTAAGAGAGCGTAACGATGTCACGCGTGACACGCATGTAACGCGTGACATCGTTACAGTCACGCATGTCCGGTTCCCGCCCACGCGTAACGATGTCACGCGTGACACGCATGTCACGCGTGACATCGTTACGGAAAATCCCCCATATAAGGATAACCACGCGAGCGCGCCCGTTAATCCCAATGGTTCTTCACTTCGTTCAGAACCAGTTAATTTAGAAGAAAAACTAAAACCTACGGTTTTATCAAAAAGCTCGGAAGTCATCGAAATCCTCGCCGAATGCCTCTCGGCCGAAACAGCGGCAGACCTAATCGCTCATCGCAAAGCCAAAAAAAGCCAGATGACGCCCGGCGCGGCGAAGGGGCTTGTCAAGGCGTTCATCGCGTTCGGCGATCCCGAAGGTGCGGCGAGAGCCATGATGGCTCAAGGCTGGACGGGATTCAAACCCGAATGGATGGCGAGCCAACCCCGCGCGGGACCTCGCCACGCCAACGGTCGCGGCGGAGCCGCTTACATGCTGGCCGATTTGTTGGAGAAACAAAATGTCGAACGAGAACAAAAAGTTATCAATCCTGAAACTCCTAAACAGTTATCCCTCGTTTCTGGCGAACGATCAAACATCGACGGCGACATTAGTCGCGTCATTTCTGGAAGTTTTAAGCGGGTTTAACGACAAAATTGTTGAGGCTGCATGTCTCGCAATTCGCAAGAGAGATAGCCAATTCGCGCCGTCATCGGGAGAGCTTTTCACCGAATGCGAAAGGCGAGACATTGCCAATCGGAAGGCCATTGAATGGGATAACCTCGGCCGCCCTGTCGTGCGATTCAGTCTGCCGGCGATGAATCGAAGCGATTTCACGCTTGTCGAGTTGGCGGATTGGGAGTGCGTCGTAAATCGCGTTGGGAGGCTTACCTACGTGATGCGAGTGGACGAGGCTGGCAATGCCCTGAAAGTTCCGTCTGGCTATCACGGGGCCGGCCAGGAAGCATCCTACGGCTATCTGACGACGAAAGAGGCGGCGCTAGGCCATTCGGTGTCGCTTGAACGGCAGATTACCGCGCCTCGGGTCCAGGAAATGGTTGATGGGTTCAAAAACGGCATTTCAGAGGAGAAATCCGGGCCGCGATGGCACAAGCCAAAAAACGAACTGGAGGCCGAGGAAATGCGCCAAGCCGCTTTGGATGCGCTTGAGCGCGCCCATGAGTTTGCTCGACAGCCGTTGGCGGTTTCCGACACTCTGATGCGCCAGTTCTGTGGTGAGTTGCCAATCGGCGAAGGCAAGACCGGATCGCGGCCATTAATGACGACGGACGAAATTGATGCCGTCGCCCATGACGTGCTTTGATGGCCATAAATCAAAGACGCGGGACGGACAGCCGTTGCCGAGCGATGAAGTAACGGGGGCGTTTTGATGGCGCGTTTCACCAATCGAGAGATGTGCGACTACATGGCCGATGGGATTGAGAAAAGCGCCCATGAGTGTGAGCGCGATGGAATCCCAGAGAAAGCTGCTCGGCTGTTCAAATGGGCCGCCGAAGTCCGGTCAAAGCGCGATGATCCCGATGATCCTGACGATGCGCCTAAGCAGGAAGACTTGTTCGCTTCCGCCTCGCGAGAGGGTGCGCTTTGACCTTCCCGCCAAAACTCATGCTCGATCAACTCGCCGCCGATGGCGTGGACATGCGGGCGATGCAGGAGCAGTATTCTAGGTTGTTCCCGCGCCAGTTGGACCCGATGACGCCAAACGACCTACTTTGGTTCGCGAGCTTCGTGGTCGAGAGGAGGAAATATCTGCGGGCGCTCGACGTTGTGGAGCGGCGCTGCGATGAGTAAAACAGGAGTGCTTTTGATGAGTAACCGATTCTCAATCAGCGACATCCAACGCGCCACATGCCGACATTTCAAAATCGAGAGGTCGCAACTTCTTTCGGTGTCACAGGAGCGCCGCTTATCCGATCCCCGCCATATCGCGATGGCGCTCTCGCGGCAGGGTGGGCGATCATGGGAGCAGATCGGCAGGGCGTTTAACCGGGACCACACAATCCCCATCTATGCCTGCCGGAAGATCGAGAAGCGCCTCGCCGCGGGATGCCAATCGACGCTTGAGGCCATTACGGCGATCAAGGCTAGTTTGGAGATGACCAAGTAACTGTTCCCCGCCGTGAACGGCGGGGCTTTCCATATGTCTTTTGACGAGGCGCATATCGCGGCGGGTGGCGACATCATCCCGACGCCATGGTCAAAACCGGAAGACGTCGAGGAAATCAACATGGCTTATGCGAAGGCGGGGAGAACACCGCCATGAGCTGCCGAACACTTCTGGTTCTGTGGAACGACGCCATGCGCGCGCGGGCTATCGAGATGATCAGGAACGCACCGAAGGAGTCACGCTGCGAGATCAAGGGCCCGCAGCGCACAAACAACCAAAACGCGAAGATGCACGCTATGGCCGCTGAAGTCGCGGCGCAATTGGTTTGGTATGGCAAGACCCTCGATGTAGACGACTGGAAATTGATGTTCTTGGACGGGCTCAAGCGTGAGTTGCGCGTGGTTCCGAACCTAGACGGAACGGGCTTCGTCAATCTTGGGAGATCGACGGCGGACTTGGGCGTCAGAGAAATGGCAGATTTGATTGAGCTAATCTATTCGTTCGGCGCGCAGCACGGTGTTCAATTCCACGGGCCGGGAGACGAAGCAGAGTAACAGCTTCCCCCGCCTGAAGGCGGGGGCTTTCCCTAAGCGGCGAGAGCCACTTGAGAATTATCGGACGCGGTTACTGACGCCCTAGTGGCGATGTTAATCGCCGCATTCATATCGGCAGGCATCGAATGCCCGCACGAAACGCAAAGGAAAATCGCTTGGCTCGGTCTATTCCTCTTGTCGATCGTTCCACAGCACGAACAGCCTTGGCTCGTGTAACGTGGATCGACGGCGACAATCGGCACGCCAGCGCGCTTGGCCTTGTAGGACAAGAATGCGCGGAGCTGGCCGAAAGACCAGTTAGACAAGCGACTGCGACCGCTGCGGCGGGCCGTGACCCGAGTGCGAATGTGTGTCAATTCCTCGACGGCAATTCCGCGCCCGGTGCGTTCGGCATAGGTCACAATATCCTTGGAGATGCAGTGGTTGGTATGTTTCTGGAACCTCGCTTGTTTGCGGGAGAGCTTGACGAGACGGCGCTTGGCGGCTTTTGTCCCGCGCTTTTGGAGACCGGCGCGACGCTTCACAAAGTTGGCGCGAACGCGCTCAACAGCTTCGCCGGTGTAAATCTTGCCGTCACTGGTGGCGGCGATCGAGACAATGCCGAGATCAACGCCGATCCAATCGGCCGCCTTGAACTCCTCGGTTTCGGGAATGTCGCAGGTGCAAGCGAGCATCCATTTGCCGCGCACGAAGCACAGATCAACCTCTCCCTTGCGGAAGGCGAGCAAATCGCGCTGCTTTTGCCCGGCAACGAAGCCTATCTTCATGCGTCCTTCAAGCGTCCAGATCGAAACGGTGTCGTCGCCACAGAAGCGGAAGATACGGTCGTCGTATGGCTGCGCGGCGTTGGCGCGGAAGACAGGCGCAACCTCCCGATTGACTTTGAAAGCATCGGCAACCTTGGAAATGCAGCGGACTGCGGCTTGCGCCGTCAGCCCAAAGTCGGCGCGCGTCTCGGAGTAGGTGAGTTTGTGAAGATCAAACTGGCGGAAGACGCCCGCCGCAAAACCCTTGGCTGCAATCGCCGTGCAGGCTTCATTGCAACGCACAAGCGTCGCCTTGAGGACGGCGGCCTGTTCGCGCGAAGGCAGGAGTTTGATGGCGGCGACGAGTTTCATTCTTCAAATATAGAAACCCCAGCGGAGATTGCAAGAAGAAAACGCCTTGCGGCGTCCGCTATCCCTCCCCGGCCTAAAGACCGGGGTTTCTCGCGGAGAACTCGATGAGCCCACACCCAAAGCCCAAGCGCGGGCAAAAACGACCGTTGCATCTGGTTTTTATTCGGGGATTGCCGTGCTGCATTTGCGGCTTCCCGCGCTCCGAGGCCGCTCACGTCAGATATTCTGATGCGGCGACAGGGAATGTCTCCGCTGTCGGGCAGAAGCCAGGGGATGAGTGGGTGACTCCGCTATGCGCGCGTTGCCACAGAGAAGGGCCAGACGCTCAACATCGTTCCGGGGAGCGTTCTTGGTGGCTCTCCCACCGCATTGACCCCCTAGAACTCGCCCGCAGGCTGTTTGAGGTATCGGGCGACGCCGAACGTGGGGATAACATATCGAGGCTGGCGCGCCAGATCGCGCCGTGGAGGGAATGATGACTTGCCAAATTTGCGGACGACATAAGGTCTATCACGGGAGCGAATGGAATGCCGGCGGATATGGATGCCATGACGGCATGCTTATGGACGACGACGTTCACGCGGAAGGATGGCAACGCGACGTGATTTATCCGCCATGCCCGCACAACCCGCGCAAGTGCTCAAGGTGCGACGGATCGGGGAGTGCGCCGGCTGACGTGACGACGCAAGATGATTGCCCAGATTGCAGCGGGACGGGCTGGGCAGGCGGTAAGTGCGAATGGCCATCGCCTGCCCGCGAGGATGCGGCGAAGATCGATTCATTGGAAAAGGAGCGCGACGGACTGAGGACTGCTTGCGATCATAACATTGCTGCGGTTAAGAAAATTGAGGAATTCGCTATCGAAGCTAATTCCCGCGCCGAAGCCGCCGAATCCAAACTCGCCGCCGCCGATGCGGAAAACGCGCGACTTCAGGAATCTCTAACGCCAAGCGGCACAACGAAGGCCGATTATATCGGCGAGTTTAAATTCTATATTGAGGATACTGACGAGGATGGCTTTGAATTTAGGCGCTCGATCACGGTCCCTTGGACAACTATCAAGGAAATCATGAAGGCGATTCTTGACCGAGCCGCGCTTACTGGTGCCCCGCCCCCTTCGTAAGATTAACCAGGACGGATATGACCGCTCCAACGACAGAAAATATTCCAATAATGACAGCTCCAAGTTTGGCGAGGGCATTTCTCTCGCCAGTTTGGAACATATTCCCGTGCTCAATCGAGGATATTCGTTTCTCCTTGTCCACGCAAAGCGCCTCGATCCTAGCAAGAGCCGCGTCTTGTGAATCCATTCTCGACGGCAATGGTCTGAGCGCGTTAATGACGCTCCATATTTCGATGCGGTCGCGCTCCCCACGCCTTATCTCTGATTCCGCCGCGGCGACTCTCTCCGCAATTGATGTTTCAGACATTTTTCGCCTCGCCTTCGTCCCGGCTCCCCCGCCTACGCGGGGATGGACCCTGTGCTTTATCCGTAGTGCCATGCTCGGAAGCGGCTCCCCCGCCTACGCGGGGATGGACCTGGCGGGAGATGTGCATCACTTCACTGCGGCGGTAATGGTGGCTTTCTCGACCTGGGATTCTGTCGAATGTGTTGTGCCGTCCTTGGCCGCGATCAAGCCAAGACCCGTGCTGAGTGCCGCCGAACCAGTCGTGAGCAAGATCAGCGGATCGGCTGTGATCGTCACTCCCGGCACGGAGATGTGGAACAATCCAAGCACGCCCGCTAGGAGCATGAACACGCCCCCGAGAAGGGGCGTCACACCGGCGGCAGTTGTTTTCAGGTTCGCGAAGATCGAATTCATTGCGTCAGACTTTCGATTTTGCCGAGTTGTTACAAACCTGAGACGGAGCCATCCAGGATGTTGGCCGGTCACGATAAGGTGTGATCCCATAACACTGCCCTTTGCTCAGATGCCTCGCCGCGATGCTGAAGATGATGGACAAGATCGCGGCGGGGATCATGATGGTTGTCCGCTTAGATGATATGGACGCCCAGAGCGTTCAGGTTATTCTGGATCGTAAATGGCAGAGTGGCGTAAGAAGCCGCGCTGATCGTCGGAACGGGCGCCGAGGTGGTCACAGCCGGGACCGAACTCGACGCGGCGGTCGTCGTGGTCAAGTTCGGCTTGAATATCAGATGCAGAGGGTCGAGCGCGTTCTGGCCGCCCTGCGACTGTAGGCCAGACAGAATAACCGTGCCGGCGACTCCGGCCGCAACCTGAGTCGCGATGGACGATGCCGATGGCATAGAAGCAAGGATGGTGGAAAGAGCGGTAACGGGATTCATGGTATTCTCCAGGTTTGCGCTTGGCGGGGGAGATGGTGCCGGCCCGCCAAGCATTCTCCGGCACTCGATTCACCGGACGCTAGGCGGCCGGCGATGGGTTAATCCCTGTGATCGTCGCCGCGCTCGTCGAGCCGGCCTTCGATGCGTTCGATCTTGGCCTCCAACGCGGCGACACGCTGCGTCTGATTTCGGCCCAAGGCGATTTGGCTCGCCAATGGCGGCCGGTGTCGATCAAACGGAACCCAAGAGTTGTCAATTGCGAAGTTCCTCGTGCAAGCACACCGCCGCCACGTATTGTTTTTTCTCCAATGTGCGGATCGGCGCGTTCGCCGGTATCCCAAGCATTCCCGCGAGCGTGTCGTATTCCGCCATCGCGCCGCGCTCGGTCGCCGCGCTGCATCCAGACGCGTCGGCCGCGTGAGCCCCGCTCGCCCAGTCAATCACCATGATGACAACAAACACGGCGGCGAGAAGCAGACCGATGATTTCAGAGGTCGATGGTCCGAGCATGTCAGGCTCCCAATCCAAGAAACTGTCTTCTTTCGGATTCGCGGCGACCACGAAGCTCCGGCGGGTGAACCCAATTCATGAAGGCGTCGGATGCTTGCGAGAACGCCTTGGCGTTGACGAAATGGACAACAGTTGAATGTGCGAGACCGCCACAGCCGATATTATAGCCCAGGCTTGCCAAGGCGTCGAATTGCCACTGCTGAAGCGGAACCTTTACGACATGAGCTATCGTCGCCTCGACATCGCCAAGGTCTTCGGCTAGTAGCCTTAATGCGGTAGTTTCTGAGATAACCATTCCTGGATGGACTTGGAAGGATTTGCTGCTCAAGTGTCCAACGCCAATCGTCCATAGGCCCCTAACGTCGCGATAGGCTCCCAGCCTAACACCCTCTCGTTCTTCAATAAGCTTGATACCTTTGGTGCTGGTTCTCATCGCTTTAGCTCCCAATCCACCAAGCCACGCCGGCGAACACGCCAACCGCGGCGGCGAACAACCCGATCATGAGCGAGGCGACAAACAGCGGCGCGAACACGTCGATCATTTCAGCCCAGCCCCATTTTCTGCGCGGCGAAAACGAGGCACATAAGCCCAAAACCTGATCCGACGATGTGAACGACAATGCCGACCGTTGAAGCTCCGGGGCGGTTGGGCCGGCGCGGGGGATCGCCAACCTTCCAGGGCTTGTCTATCTTCGGCTCTTCGACCGACCAAGAAAAAATCCAAGCGACCGCGAGGGCAGTAGCTCCTATCAGGCAGGCGCCGGCGATTTGGGTATCTTCCATAGCGGACCTCGATTTGATCCAAAATACCACAAAAACGCGGGCTCACAATCTTCTCCAAGAAATAAAAACACGAGCAACGATCAGGATCACGGATAGGGCGAACGCCAGACGCCAAGGCATAGGCGCTTGCCCATTGGTCAATCGAGCCTCGTCACGCTCACGCGGCCGACGCCAGCCGCGAGCAAGCCAATGCGGGCCGCGACGCCCCGCGACACGTCAAGGCTGCGCCCCGTATATGCAGCCGGGCCTCTGTCGGACACACGCGCCACAATGCACCCACGGAAACAAATTCGAAGCCGGACGCCAAAAGGAAGAGACCGATGTGCGACGGTTAGGCCGCCTGGGCGGAATCTCTCGCCGCTCGCCGTGTGGGTGTTTAATCGCTCATGGCCGCCATAATAGGATGCGAGCATAGTGGCAGCGTTCGCCGGCAGAGCGGCCAGCAGTAGCGAAACGAGAACAAGTGCACGAGTCACGTTTGATCCTTTGATTGAGTTGCGGGTTGCGGCCAGCGTTGGCGCTCCTTTCTCTTTGACGGCCATGAGGGATTGTGAACGGCGCGAACGGGCCGCGCCGGATTGGTCGCCCCTAAGCCGCCCCCAGGCCGTGCGCGCAATTATCGCGGCATGGCTAGGAAAGGAGCCGCGAGGCCGCTGATTTAGCGAAAGCGGTCTAAGCGTGTGGCGTATTGGCAAGCACCATCGCGGCTCGCGCCGAGGTCAGCAGTCCAGCGCTGGCGAGATAGTCGACGCCAGCGACAACGAC